CACCCTGAAGCTTTTGACGATTTTAGCTATGCTTTAAACGTAGAAACTACACAAAACGTACAGATAACAAACATTGGTTCTACAAACCCTTTTATTAGAAGTGAGTGGGGTAAAACTTTGTTTCAATTCTGGAGCTTTGTGTTAGGGTCTAATGAACAACAATACGCTCGTCAAATGGTAAGAATACGTCACGGCGATGCCGCAGTACCTATGTCTATATTTATGGGTGGTTTAGTTGTAGCGACCATGGCTTATATGTCTCGTACTACTCTTAACTCTATAGGTAGAGATGATAGAGAGGAATACTTAGCTAAGAAATTTGAAACAGGCGCAATGTCTAAAGCCGTTCTTAGTTATATGGGCATGTCTGGTATGTTTTCCTTAATGTTTAACCATTTTGGTTTTAGCCCTGATACTTTAATACAAAACCCAACCGTACAGCTAATAGATCAGGGGATGTCAGGCATTAGTAAAATAGCGGGTGAAGTTACAGACCTTGACGGGCATGGGGCTTTATATGAAACAGCCAAGCTATTAGAAAACTTTACACCTAACAACCCATTAACTAAAATACCAGCAAGAATGCTATCAGAACAAGTAATAGGAGATCCAGATTAAATGGCTAATTCATTCACAAAGGTAACTTTGGGAGCAGCTCAAACGGTAGGGTTTACTACACCTACCTACATCGTATCCAGTCATTTGACTGTAAGTGTCAACAATGTAACCGTCCCTGCTGTTCAGGCAGGGGCTACACAGCAAGTTTTTGGCTCTTTTACATCTACAAACCCTCTCTACTACATTTTAGTAGAGGGGTCTACTAGCCTTTCGTTCTCCGAAGAGTTACCAGCGGGTGCTGTAGTCCTTGTTACCCGTAACAGTAGCCAAAGCACTAAGTTAGTTTCTTATTCTGACTCTGGGTTATTAACTTCTGACGTGCTTAACGAAGACTCTAACCAAGCTTTCTTTATAGCTCAAGAAGCTTTAGATCAATCTGCGGGTAACTTTGACAGCAGTTTTGAGGCTTCTCAGGGTGTTACAGTTACTAAAGTAGCAGGTATAGAAGCTGGTGCAGATGTGCCAGACACAGCTAATGTTGTGGCAGCTTTAACGGCAGGTACCAATATAACAATAGCGTCTGACGGTACAATATCTTCTACAGACACTAACACTACTTATACAGTGCAAGATGGGCAGTTATCTCAAAATAACTTTACTGATGCTGACCACACTAAACTAAACGCTATTGAAGCAAGTGCAGATGTGACAGACACAGCTAATGTTGTAGCCGCTTTAACAGCAGGAACTAATGTAGCAATAGCTTCTAACGGTACAATATCTTCTACAGACACTAACACTACTTATACAGGTGGCACTGGTTTAACTTTAACTGGTACTACTTTTAACGTAGATGCAGCACAGACTGGTATTACATCTGTAGGTGTTCTTACGGGCTTGACTGCGACAGATACTGTTTTAATCCAAGCAGATGCCACTGGTAATGTTCAAGCAACATCAACTCCAATTTTAGAGTTATTTCAAAGTGATGGCCCAGAAGCTGATGACGGTGATCATCTAGGTGAGATTCAATTTACGGCTAATAATGCTAATGGTTACAGCCCTGCAAAACATAAGTATGCAGGAATACACGCTGAGATTATTGATGAGACTAACGCTACAGAAGACGGTTCTTTACACTTTACTACTGTTACAGCAGGGACAGAAGACACTACCGTATTAACACTTAACGGTACTGAGTCTACCTTTAGCAGCCCAGTAAAAGTAGCAGTTGGCCCTATAACAATAAACAGTAACAACACTAACGCTGATCTTGTAATAACGAATAACGAAGCTTCTAGTGCTGATGCTAGTCCTATTATAGAACTTTTCCGCAATCAATCTAATGGAGCAGATGGAGAAGACTTAGGAAAAATAGAGTTTTACGGTGCTAATGACCGTGGTTTTTCATCAGGTGGCCCTGAGAAAACTTTATACGGTAGCATTTCTGTAGAAATTGCCGATGCCAGTGACGGTTCTGAAGACGGTTCTTTAAAGTACAGTAAAATTGTAGGTGGTGCACAGCAAACAGGTGAGTTAGTAACACTACCGCTTAATGGAGGTGTTCAGTTCCCAGCTCAAAGTGCTGCTCCTAGTGCCCCTGCAAACGGTCAAGTGTATTATGACACCGACGACCATAAACTAAAACTGTACGCTAACGGCGCTTGGGTTGACTTAAACTAGGATTAAAGCATGGATGATTTAAAATCTCAGGTTGACCGCTTAGAATGGCGTATTGACTTACACGAAGAACAGCTAAGAACCCTAACAGCTAACGCTGATGAGCTTAGAAGTATGTTGGACAGTATTAACCGCACCTTACTACAGATAAAATGGTTAGCTGTAGGTGGCGCTTGTGTCTACTGGGCGCAAGAGATGGGCTTAGGTGAATTTATTAAAGTGGTAGGTATATAATGCAAGATAAACTAGAGCGTTTACACGAAGTAGTAACTGAACAACTTTTAATTAGGGTAAGCTCAGGCGAAGCTACATCAGCAGAGTTGTCTGTTGCTGTAAAGTTTCTTAAAGATAACGGTGCAAGTACTGATATAATTACAGCAGAGTCACCAATGGCAAGCCTTTTACAAGGTTTACCTTTTGAAGAGGTAGCACACTAATGTCTTTATACGAGAACATTAATAAAAGAAAGAAAGCGGGTACTAGCCGCAGTAAGAAAAAGTCAACAATTTCTAACAAAGCTTATGCTAACATGAAAATAGGATTTGCTAAGAAAGGTAAAAAGTAATGGCGAACACTGATCATTTAAAAATAAACAAACCTGTAGCGCAGAGAAGCGGTACTAAATCTCACGTTGTAAAAACGAAGGTCAACGGTAAAGAAAAGATTATACGGTTTGGTGAATATGGCGCTAAAACTAACCAAAGTGCTAAACAAAGAAAGGCTTTTAAAGATAGACATGCTAAGAATATAGCTAAAGGTCCATCATCGGCAGCTTATTGGGCTAATAAAGTTAAATGGAAAGGATAAGTAATGGCTAGGAACTACAAACAAGAGTACGAGAGATACCATAAGAAACCTGAACAGCGTAGACGAAACGATGCTCGCAAACAGTCAAGAAGGAATATGGTTAAAACACACGGTGCTGCTGCCCTAGCTGGTAAAGACATTGATCATGTTGATCGTAACCCTTTAAATAAATCTAAAACTAACTTACGCATCATGAGTGTAAAATCTAATAGGAGTCGGAATGGATAAGCAACTACAGGACTTCCGAAACTTTTTGTTTGTTGTTTGGAAACACCTGAACTTGCCTGACCCTACGCCTGTACAATATGACATGGCTGATTATATCCAGAACTGTCCTCGACGAGCAATCACCGAGGCTTTTCGGGGTGTTGTTAAGTCATACATTACTGCTGCATTTGTCGTGCACCAATTGCTTCTTGACCCTCAAAAGAAGTTTATGGTTGTGTCAGCTTCTAAACAAAGAGCTGATGATTTCTCGACATTTACGCAACGTCTTATCTTAGAACTCCCTATGTGTCAACACTTGATAGCTACAAGTGACCAAAGGTGGAGTAAGATAGCGTTTGACGTAAGACCTGCGCTGGCTAGTGGTAGCCCTTCGGTTAAGTCCGTGGGTATCACTGGTCAGCTTACAGGCAGTCGTGCCGACATCATAATTGCTGATGACATCGAAGTACCTAATAACTCTATGACTCAGATGATGAGAAGTAAGTTAGGTGAAGCTGTTAAAGAGTTTGATGCGGTACTAAAGCCTGACGGCAAGATCTTGTACTTAGGAACACCACAGTGTGAAATGAGTCTTTACAACACGTTAACAGAGCGTGGTTACCAGATGAGAATTTGGCCGGCACGTTACCCCGCCCTAGACAAAGCTCAAAAGGCTTATGGTAATCGTCTAGCTCCTATGCTTTGGGAGGCTATGAACTCAGCTAAAACACCTTTAGATAATGAAGCAGTAGACCCTTTACGTTTTGATGATGCGGATCTGACTGAGCGTGAGTTATCTTACGGTAGATCAGGCTTTGCTCTACAGTTTATGCTAGACACCACACTGTCTGACACTGATAGATACCCTCTTAAATTCTCTGATTTAATGGTTATGTCAGTAGATAAAGATAAAGCACCTGAGAAGCTCGTGTATGGCATTATGAAGGAGGTTAAAGAACTCCCTAATGTTGGCCTTAACGGAGACAAGTTCTTTGCTCCTGAGGCTGTTGTGGGCAACTACGTGGACTACACTGGGTCTGTTCTAGTAATAGATCCATCTGGTCGTGGTAAAGATGAAACGTCATATGCTGTTGTTAAGATGCTTAACGGTTTCTTATACGTACCAGCTTGTGGTGGTTTAGACGGAGGTTATACAGATCAAACTTTAACCAAACTAGCCACTCTAGCTAAAGATCATAAAGTCAACAAACTGCTCATCGAGAGTAACTTTGGTGATGGTATGTTCAATGAGCTTATCAAAC